ATTATACCCAGTTATAGGTGAATTTCCATATTGGTCAAAGTATGCAATCTCTCCTTGCGTTACCAAACCATTTGAAGTGTACATCTCAAACTCAGTTGCATTAAAACATACTGCATTTGGATTAAATGCATTTGAAAATCTTTGTAAACCTGCAGGATATTGAGTTATTTCCGGATTAATTCCTTGTACTGAACCTGATAAACCTGTTCCAGCTATTTTAATTAATGGTGATGATGCTAAAGTTGTTTTAACCTCAAATTTACCCTGTGAAAAGAAGTTTTGTGTATCCGTATAATATTGTTTACCAAATTCTCTATTAGCTGCTTTACTAAATTGTTGAGATATGTAATCAGTATCTAACGTATCACCAAAATTTAACTCATTTACTGCATAGTTGTTTGCAGGTATAACTTCAATCTTATCATCTAAATTAATGTATTTATTAAAATCTTTAATTTCACCTGCTTTATACCAACTATTAAATGTTTCAACTATGAATTCATTTTTTGTTGTTTTAGATGGATATATTACTAAATTAAATTTCTTTTGAACTCCTTTAAGGAAATCAATTTGTTTTATCCCGCTAGTACCAAATGGCATATTAGATGGAATATCCATAATTCTATTATCAGCTGCCTGGCTTACTTGCGTTATTTCTAAATATGATTTAGTTGTTCCCTGCGGGTCTAATGTTACCAATGGAGCAGCATCTACTGCTGAATTAGGTCTTTGTTTTATTTGAAAATAATAATTACCTGGAGGAATTGATTCCATCTTAAATTGAGTTTCTAATTCATAAGTTGTATCAATTTTACCTGTTCTACTATTTTGTAATTGGTCAAAGAAAAATATATAAGATTGTATTGCACGTAGTGAATGAGGTGTAGAACTGCCTGTTTCTATCATTCTCATTTGCCATGTTCCATTTGCAGTTAAAGTACCTGGCATATTATTTACTGAACAACTTACATTTATGTTTATTTTTAATTTACCACTCAAGTTTGTCATTTCCTTAACTTCGTATGCACCATTGTTATAGAAGTTTTGAGGGTCTGATAGTTTATTATACCAAGGTAATGTTGTGAATGTATCAGCAACAAGTACTTTATCGGTCATTCCACTACCAGATATTGCACCCACTTTTATCTTACCATATCCTTCTAAATCAATACCTGCAAATTCAGGATATTTTAATGAATTATTACAAATTAAATAAACATCATCTAAAAATGGTTCATTAAAAAAGGAACTTGAGTAAGTGTATCCAGCTCCATCAAATATAGCATCCCATACTCTTTTCATACGGATTGCTGGTTTGAAGTTTTGTACCGTTAATGCACCTTGCACATCATCCATACCAAATTGTTCATATTGTCCTGATGTATATTGATAACCACTACCATAATCGGCTAATGGGTAAACAATATCACCATTAAATAAGCTACCACTCCATGATGCAGTAATATTATCATAAGATGCAGTGTGATTGTATATAGAAAGGTTTGTTAAATCAGTTAAATATGATTTATTAACCTGAATACCAAATGAAGATAACGCACCATATACGGATACAACGTATGAATCAATAAATTTGTTTGCATAAACGTTTACCTGATTAAGTTGTAGATAACCCTGTGCTAAATACAATCCATCAAAATCCAAATAACATGGAACTTTAATGTTTGTAGCAAATGTATCAGGGTTAAGAACGCTGATATCATAAACGTGTTCAAAGAATGCATTATTCTTTTTAGTTCCAGGTAGATTAATTTGTCGTGTAAAATCGGTTGGTAATACACCCAAATCAAACAAACCAGTAACGTTATCTGATAACTTAATTTCCTCATCTGCAAATAAATCTAAAATTTCTCCATTTGCAACTAACTTAAATACGAAACCTTGCGTAGTTGTTATACCCATTATATTATTAATTTATATGATTGTCCCCAATCAAAATCAAATTGATATTGTATTAACTTATCGTTTACACCTGTTTTGAATACAATACTATCAGTTCTAATAGTGATAGGTCTAACTACTTCAGTTGTTGTTACACCTGCTGCAAACCCACTACCAAATCCATTATTAAATGCTCCAGCAATAGATTCCTCACCATAAACCCAATAGATTTCATCAGAAACCATAAGTTGTTTCCATATCTCATTATAATCCTCACTAATATATGGTGTGTTTACACTTAGGGTTTGTTTACTATCTGAAAGATAATTTAATGTTGAACTATTGTAATCCTGATAACTTAATGTTGAACCTTGCCATGTACCCAGCTGAGGTTGATAGGTTCTCTTAGTTGATGAGAATCCCTGACGATTAACTAAAAAGAAATTTAGGTAATCAAATTGTCCGTATCTATTTTTCCACTTAATTCTAACGTTAGGGTACTTTTGAATACACTCTTTTTCAAATAGTATTGATGCACCTAATGGAGTATTACCATTAAATGCCTGTACACTAAACCATTCACTATTTGCATTTAGAGGAAAATCATCACAACCAGTTCCTATTGGAAAATAAACTATTTGTCCTGAAGATGATACGCTAGTTGTTAATGTATAATTTGCATTACCTAATGAACCTGAATAAACTAATTTTGTAGGTTGTGTTGTACCAACATCACCTGTATAAACTGACATCCAACCTAACGTATCCGTTAAAAACGATTGTGTTACAGGACCATCACTCATTATCGGCCAGTAAGATGTTTTGTTATAAATTTGTTGATTTATTGGTTCCTGAAATATACCATATCCATCCAATGCTTTATAAGTTGGAGTAGAAACTTTAGATGATGATATAATTACGTTTTCATCGTTTGTAAATTCCCAATAGAAATCACATTTGTAATACTTCACATTGGATGTGTCATCAAACGCTAAATTTGTGAGTGTGGAATTGATAATTCTACTTACATCAAACATCCCTACCAAACTGGTGTTAGGATACTTTGTTAGTGTGTAATCACCAAAGGAACCTGATTGATTTGGAGCACCTTCCCAATAATACAAATCTGCATAATATTGAAATGATGAACTATAAACAACGTTAGTGGTCTCAAACACAGTAAACACCATAGGTGATTGTGCTAAAGAGCAGGTTGCTGGATATTGAGTTATGCTTAATGACATGTTCTTTTTATTATTTAACCCAAAAAACCGATTTTGTATCGGATGGTATTTTATTTCGGTTTGAACTTCTTAAACGCTTTATCTATGCGTTTACGAATATCAGGAATTACGTTATCCCTCACCACACCTTTCATTGCTTTATCAACAACGGTCTTAAATCTCCTATCATTGGCAGCTTCCTGCGCAAATGGACGTGCATCCATATACTTTGTACCATCATGCACAAAACGTCCGTATAATGCGCCCGGAGGAGCAAATGAAAGGGATATATTGATATCATCTATATCTAATTTCAACTTATTCTTCCCACGTGAAGGACGTTGGGTAACCATATTACTGATATTGTTGTAAGAACCTACCCTTTTATATAAGTTTCCTGTTTTATAAGCTGGTTTATCCCTCTTTACAATATAAAGTTGGGATAACTCTTTGAAAACATTTACTACCTGTTTAAGTTCTTTAACTTTCATATTAAGTTAATAAATCGTAGATACATCTAGGTCTATCGTTGTGGGTAATTAAATCAAATGTAGCACTCCATCCACCCAAACCATTATCAAAACGGTCTTTGAATGCTTCTGAACTTATATCACCATCAATCTCAAAGTTATCAACTGCGAATTGTGTGTATGATGTTAAATCGTTAATAATAGCAAGAGTGTTAGCATGTATATCAACCACATCATCAGTTCCGTAGAATGGGATAGTTTGTTTATTATGTACACCAGTGCTTTCATTGTTTTTTAATTTAATTTTATCAGCAATTGTAAGTTGGCATGTATAAATTGTTTGTGAATCTCTAAATACTGCATTGGTAATAAGGATATTTCCTAATGGGTACGCAGGGAATTCTCTATCATCAATTTCAAATATATCACCCTGTGTAACCGTTTGGATAGCTGGGTGATTGCTCATTATTGTTTGAAAATAATCTAAAACATTGTAATACAATGTATAGTTAGTTCCTAATTTATTTACTACGTTTCCCATATTATTATAATTGGATACCTCCGAAATATTGGTTAGTAAAATCAGGGTAAACCTGTGTTAAGTTACCAACACTTTCAAGGTATTGTGGTATTTCGTTAGAGTATGCTACTAAATAGTTTTGCAAACGTGTTGCGTAAAAATCAGCAGAGTTCAAACACTTTTGTAATAGGTAATCAATCTCATTTTTACCTGGAGATATTGATTGTTCACTTTGATGTTTAACTGCACCCTCACTCTTAAATTGAACCGAACTAAATGGAACATACTCAACGCATGAATACCAAATTAGTGTTGGTTTAATGTGGTCATTGATTAGGTCCTGATAATAAACACTTAGTGTTGGTACGGTCCCTGCTTCAATGTGTCCCTGCAAATAATAAAACAACACCGTACCCAATAGGTTTAGCATGTATTTATCTTGCGCAGTACGAACAAATGGTAGTAACCTATCTGCATCAATCGCTCCCTGTAATGGTGAGTTTTTGATAATATCGTTTCTTGTTATAAAAAGTGCGTAGCTCATTTGTTATAATTTATATGTTTCAAAGTTTTTAGAGAAATTTGGATTACTTTTTGAGTAATGCATTAGTGTTTCTTCTTCTATATTCGTATCAACTGCACCCTCATCTTCTACTGCTGCTGGGTTTTCACCTTCTTCATTGATATCATCCTGCACTTGTTGAGTTGTTTGTCCTGTTTCTTCCGCAGTTTCAGATAAGATTGCTAATGGTGTTAATTGTTCAAAATATAATTCAGTAGATTCATAACCACCCATTGTTAATGCGGTATCTAAGAAGTTAATAACTAAATTTTGGAACGGATTGATTGTCATCGTTTGTAAAATAGAGTAAGCGGTTTTCATTTCCTCTGATTGAGAACTAAAACCATTCGCTTGTGTACGAATACCAAATAAAAGTGGTGAAGTTACTCTATGTCCAACTAGGATTCTATCTTGCGCATATTCAGCAACGTATTTGTACTTATCGTGCAAATTATCAATGTTAATTACATCTAAAGTAGGTCTCCTATCAGCATCATCGTTAAATGATATCATAAATCTACCTGCATTACGTGTTCCTGTAAACTTCTGCTCAATCATTGATTCAATTGTTTGTCTTTCTTCAGGAGCAGGGATACCATTGTTCATATTAATCATTACCAATGGCATAAATCCATTCTCAATGTTATTTAAGTGTAAGTTTGATAACTCAGCTTCAACATAAGAGAATTGCAATGCACTCATCCAATCAGGAGTTGAATAATAATATTTTCCTGGTGAATAATTTTTAATATAAAGGATTTCTAACTTCTCACTAGATGTACCAAACGCAGGAATCTTCTTTTTACTCTTTTGTGCTCTTTGGTCCTCCCAATCAGTACAATAGTAATAGTTTTCTATCTTTGGGTTATCGTATATCTTTTCAGCACGTAGGTTTTGAACTGGAACATGGTAAAATTTAATTACTTTAGTGTGCTCATCGTTCCAATAAACCTGAAATGCTGAGTTACCATAGAGTTTCAAATCAAAAATTACTCTTTTAATTTCCTCTTGCGGTATTAACTTACCTAATGTTTGCTCAAATGCAAGGTTTTTTGAGTACAAACCTTTACCAAATATCAAATCAGCAATACCTTCAATACATGCAGCATTGGTTGTTGATGTTGTATAACTGTCAGTTACGTTTTGGAAAAAATCATCCGGTGTTATAATACCAACAGGTACCCAACTATATCGTGTTTTTGTATCTTCAACTACAATAGGAATCTCTTGCTGAGATAAATTTACTACTGAGAAGCTTTGTTTTTCTTTCATATTAATCTAAAATTATGTATTCGTTATCGGTTACATTACTCACATACACTTCTTCAACACCTAATTGCGATTGATACGCAGGTTTATCTATTGATTGTGATGCAAATACTGAAATGCTACCATGCCATATTGATGATGTACCATCACTTATAGATGCTCTATATTGTTCACCCACTATTGCAGATGATATAGATGCTGTCCAATTAAGGATGCTCTCATAAGCATTGTATGTATATGGTGATATAGATGCGGTTGTATTTTCCAATGTGTACATATCCTGCAAATGCAAAGTTAAAGTAGAACTACCCGTTGGTTCGGTTCTAAATGAGTAATTATTACTCCCTGAAATGAAATAAGCTAGCATTATCTAATGGTTATGTGTGTTTATCTATATATCTAACAATCATATAAACAAAAATAGTGAAACAAAAAAAAGGGTAACACTTAGTGCTACCCTTAATATTTTAAGCGAAATACTGATTATGAATTTGTACCACTCACTATTGTTGGTGGGTTTACTACGCTTCCAAAAGGATTACCGTATGTAGAACCTGATACGAATGCTGCTGGATATTGTTCCTGACCTGTGAAAGTGATTGAGTAACCATAAAGGTCACCTAATGCTCCACCTGTTTGAATCGTACCACCAGTTAAATCTGCACCCTCTCTTTGTCCTACCAATAGAGTATCTCCATTCATAGTGTGTACAAAGATTTGAGGTCTGCCGTATGCCATCAACTTTAATTGAGTTGTCATCTCAGCAGTAAGCTTCTTTAAGTTCAACGTTAATTCCTGATTAAAGAATGTAGTT